AAGAAGATGTTTGGTGGCGCTAAGGATACATCTGCAGGAGAAACTGCAGTTGATACTGTTGGCGCAATGATTCTTGGTGTTGCTTCTGGTATGCTCGGCAAGACAGAGAGTGGCACTGCAGGTGATATGGTCAAGCAAGATATTAGAAAAGCATCTAAACAATTTGGAATTTCCAATCTCACATTCACGTCTTCTATTGGCAAAGGAAATTTTGGTAAAGTAGACATGCAAAAAGATAGCAAAAATTTCCTAATTTCTCTGTTTGAAAATATGAGTTTATTTGGATCTGGAGGTGGCGGCGGAGGTGGTAATCAACAACAGCAACAGCAACAACAGAATCCACCTGGAGGTGGTGCTGATTTGGGTGCATCTATGGTGCCAGGTGAAACTATACAAGCTCAAGGTGCGGCAGATCCTGGAGGATTTATACAAGGTGGATCGGGACTTGGTAGTGAAGGTGGCCAAAATACTAATAAAGGTTATGCTACACACTGGCATTTAAGTCCTCCATCAAACGATCCTGCGGGATGGCAACAAGCAAGAGATGTTGCTTTCACTTCTGCTCAAGCAATGTTACAGAGAGGATCTACAATCTATTTTGGTAACTTAAAACAATATGCATCTTCGGATCCAGCAACATTAAAACAACAAATTAGTGCAGAGCAACAAGCGCATACTCAATCAGGCAGAACTCAAGGTGGTATCGACATGCAGGAAAAAGCGCCAGATGGAAATATGGCACTTAAGTTTCCTCTGAAAGTTACTAATGTATCTCAAGATATTAGCGGTGGATCTGGAAGAACCGCAAGAATAATAGGAACTAATGTTAGACTTGCTCACGGGGCAGCTGGATCTGCAAATTCTGTAGAAACTCAAGCGATGCCAAATCCATCCAATGTAGCTGGAGCACCAGCAGGAGGACAGCAAGCGTCAGGATTACCACAGGGACAAGTTAGCCCAATATTTGATTGGAAAGAGAGGGGAGGAATGTTAAAGGCACAGGATGGTGGAGCATGGTGGAATCCATTCTCTTGGGGTAAATTAGTAAACAATCAAAGAAATACTAATAGTGGATTAGGATATAACGCAAGATATAAAGATGTAACTGACCCAGAAATGAGAAGAATGATGGGGCTACCACCACTAAAAGGTTATGCATCTGGTGGACCTATGGATTCCAGACATGCACATGCTGCCAAATTAAAAGCAAAGAGAGCGTCAGAGCAACGCTCAAGATTGGGTGTGCAGAAAGTGAATGGCAAGTGGGTTAACATGGGAGTCAGTGACAGAGCAGTTGGTGGTAATCCATGGTGGCAAGTTTGGAATAAGAAAGGAGCAACATCAGAAAGAAAACAAAAGCAAGAAGCATTAGCAAAGTCACTTGCTGATAGGTTAAATAAACAGGAAGCAGCAAAAGTAAAACCACAGGCACCAAAACCAAGGCCAGCCCCTCCAGCAGCACCTGCTTCGGGTGTTGGTCCAGCACCATCAACATCAGGAAGTAGAGCACAGGCAGCAACAGTTGTCACACCTCCAGTGCAATCAAGCGCAAATCAATCATACACAGGAGGCACCTTTGGTGGAAACGTTCCATCAGGAAAATCGATGGCATCTACATTTGCTGACTTCTTATACACAGATTTGATAGAATAAAATGACAATAGAAAACGCAAGACAATTTTCATTGAAATCAGTAACACTAAGCAGTGTTGATAACCAGAGTATTAATATTACTCCTTTGGTGATTGAGTTTACTATCTTTGAAAGTATTAACAATCCTTATATGTTAGGGTCGTTATTGTTAGAGGATAGCTCAAACAATATTTTATCTAACCTTCCAATACAAGGAAGAGAAAGAGTTGTTATTGTTGTCAGCACACCAGCAATATCTCAACAAGAATATACTTTTGATTTAACAGTTAGTGGAATTAATTCCCGCACTATTGGTGGACGACAACAGGTATATGATTTAATGTTAATGTCGTATGCTGGTATGCAGAATGAAGGGATTAGAATCGGCAAGACATTAGAGGGTAAACCAGAAGAAATTGTTTCCGCTATTCTTTCCAAGTATCTCAAGGTAAAGAAAGGATTGAAGTCTTCTCCTTCTGCATTTAGACAAAAGTATATTCCATCTCTTAAGAGACCATTTGATTTCATCTATCAGTTAGCAAGAATTACTGTGTCTAATTGGGAGCAGTCTAACGCAGCAAAATCCAATGACGGTGGAGCAACCTCAGAAACACCAGAGAGTGATATCACTGGAAAGGATATGAAGAGATTGAAAGGCACTGCTGGATATCTATTTTATGAGACTTATGATAACTATCATTTCAGATCTCTCAATGATTTGATGAGTCAGAAATCAAAGTATACCTACACATATGGTATAGCAAATGATGGCGTGAGTGATAGTCAGAATGCGTTGAAGATTCTAGAGTATTCTTTTAGAGATGAATTTGACATGCTAAAACAGTTGAGGTCAGGTGTTTACTCAACAATGTATGTTGCATTTGATGTTACAACAAATTCATACGAAGAAAGACTCTATAAGTTTGAAGACTCTTTTAATGAGATGAAACATCTCGGTAAGACAGCGAGTATTAGTAAGGGTGCTAAAGAGTTATCGCAGTATCCTACTAGAATTATGACACAAATGATTAACAACGAGATGTTTCATGAGCAAAGAGAAACACCAGGAAAAGAGAATGCTAAATTTAAAGATACCTATCTCTATGCTATAGCACAGTCTAATGCTCGATATCATTTCGCTAGTAATCAGCAGCTAAATATTACAGTCCCACCGAATCTATCGGTGAGGGCTGGGGATTTGCTTACTCTAAAATTTCCTAACATGGTTAACCAAACTGGTAGAGAGCAAACACCATATGATGAAGAGCATAGTGGCAAATATCTTGTAAAGAATATTGGATACAATTTTATTGTAAGAGGTGCAAATCCATACACAGCCACCACAGTTATCGATGCAATCAAAGATACTCCTGGTTGGTTAATTAGCAAGGCAAAGTAACATGGAAAACATTCAAAAACATATAGAGCATGACAGAAAAATTCTAGATGACCCAATGGTATCTTCACAATCAAGAAGACATGCAGAAGAAGAGTTAGAAGCACTAGAAAGATACCAAGAAAGACATCCAGGCGAAGAGAAAGATCCAAGTCCACTAGAATTATTCTGTGATGAGAATCCATCAGCACTAGAATGTAGAATTTATGAAGATTAATTATGGCATTTGAAAGCTATATCGGACCAAATAATTTCGTTGGTAAAGATGGTTTCCACTGGTGGGTAGGTCAGATTGAAAAGTCTGACAAGAGAGGTGTGAAAGATAGAGAGCAGAATGGAAAAAATTCCAATCGCTATCATGTGAGAATTGTTGGTCACCATCTTAAGAGTTGCGAAGCAATTAAGACTGAGGACTTACCTCTTGCTCAAACAGTTGCTCCAACAACTCAACCATATGGATATCATACTAGCACAAGCACTCCATTAGAAGCGGGTGATTGGGTTATTGGATTCTTCATGGATTCTGATATGGCGCAGCAGCCATTTATCTTGGGGTCTATTGGTAGTATTGCGAATGCAGAGTCAAAAGAAAATCTACCATATCCTAAACTAGAAGGAGACGAAGAAGATTGTAGAGCATTTACAAACTTTGCTCCAGAGAAAATTAATCCTCATATGACTTTAGCGAGAGATGAAAAGACTCTCACTGAAGCAACACAAGGATTTGTTGCGACCACAGTTCAAGCTGGCACGTCTAAGTATCCTACTAAGCAAGGTCCAGGTGGTCCATCATCTATCATGCATGGACCTCATCAACCAGGAGGAAATTTAAATCCTGCTGGTTACAAATGTACAACACTTTCACAAGCACAATGTCCTGCTGGTAGGACTGCATCCAAACTTGAGATAATTCTTTCCGAGTTATTTAAAATTGTTAGTCAGTCTGGTGGGCAGATAGGAAGTCAATTGACTAGTAAAGTAACTGGTTACGCCATCACTGGTCAGCAGTTTGTGATGGGATACGTCAATAAAATATTGGCAGTTATTTCTGGAGGATATGCATGGGTTAAAGGTGAGTTATATAATCTTCTGCAGCAGGGTGTGCAGTTTCTTGTCAATTCTCTACTGAGTTTAATCACTGATAAAGCCAAACCAAAGAATGCTAAACCACCATACAATCCAGCAAATCCGAGAAAACTTTTAGATAAAATTGAAAAGTTTTTAACAGACCAATTAGCAAAGATTGGATGCACTATCGAGAGTTTATATGATAGACTCTTAGGGTTTATCATGAATACTATTTTCGATGCGGTGAATAGAATCTGGTCTAATGCTGTTTGTGCAGTTGACGAATTCGTAGCAAACATCATTCAAAAGATTCAATCATTTATTGAGAATGCTATTCAATCTATTCTCGGACCACTGCTAGAAATTCTAGGTGCGGTTGGAAAAGTATTTGATGGTATCGGTGCGGTTATCTCTCAGATTTTTGATGTGCTTGGCATCACTTGTTCTGGTCTCCCTAAAGAATGTAAGAAGCCAGTGCAAGAGTGTGGCGAAGGTCCGAAAGTAAAGCAAGGAAAGGGAGAAGATTTCTTAGATAGATTACTCAACGACTTAAACGCAGCGCCAAGCACAGACCCTCTCACTGGTGGAATTAAATATTCTCCTCCATCTGTTTGCGAGGAAAGCAGAGAGCCTCAAGTCCCAGAAGTTGATGTGGTTATTGGCGGCGGTGATCCAATGCCAGAGACTATTCCTAATCCAGGATATACTGGTGATCCTGATGAAAGAACAACAGGAAGAGGTAATACTTTAGATGAAGAAACCCTCACTATACTAATAGATCCTAGGTCTGTAACAAAAAGAATAGGACAGAATCATACGTTTGAAGTGGTTGCATCTACATCAAGGGGAAGTGCAATATCATATCAATGGCAAGTGTATGATGCTATAAGAAATCCAGCAATTGTTTTGTGGGATGACATTCCTGAAGCAAATCAATCAACATATACAGTAGAAGATATCCAATTAACTCAAGAGCAATATACTTATAGATGTGTAGTATCTTCATCTAATACAAATCCATCTTCAGTTATATCTGACTCTGCTACGATATCTTTATTTGATGGTGCAGATTTAGTTGATAATAGTCCGAGAAGATTCAATGATTATAGTGTAACGGTGAGACAATCGGTGTCATCTGTAAATTATACTACGTTTAATGCACAATCAAATAGATATGATCATGTTTTTGATAATTCAAATTTGAGGCAGAGGACGTTTGGTTTTAATAGTAATGTTGAAGTATTGTATATTCCTAGTCCCAGAAGAATTGATTATGTAGTAGAGAATCCAGTGTATCAACTATCTGTTTTCCCAAGAGTAGTAAATGCTGGTCAAAAGTTTAGAGTGACGTTACGTACGGAAAATATAAACAATAATAGTGCTATACCATTTTATATTTTCGGTCCTAATATGCAGTTTTCTGATTTGGAGGAAGAAACTTTTACTGGGATATTTAATGTAGTAGATAACTATGCAACTTTTGATTTTACTGTGTCTGAGCAGGTTAGTTTTGTTGAAGATGAATTAGTTTACGCCGCTCTTTATAATGGTGCTGCAGCAACTGAGTTTGTAATTAAAGGAAATTATACTCCAGTTATACCAGAAACTATTCCTTTAGAACCACAACCACCAACTGCATGTCCTCCTATCATTTCAACTGAAGGACAAATCTTAAGCATTCCTATTTGCAAGCCAGGTAGTAGATATATAACACCACCTGATATTTACATTCAATCCGAAGGAAATGGATACGGTGCTTCTGCTGTTGCTGTCCTTGATGACAATGGATATGTAAAAGAGATTAAGGTTGTCAGAGCAGGAAGAGGTTATCCACCAGCTCTACCTAATGATAATTTAAATTGTGTCATAACTGGTTTCACTATTATTAAGGGTGGGTTTGGATATAGCAGTCCACCTACTGTATTGGTAGACGGAGATCCTACTGTTGCCGAGGCAGTAGTTTCTAACGGTGTATTAGTAGACATCAAAGTGAAACAAAAAACAAAAGAGTTTCTTGATAATCCAACAGTGAGAATCATTGCATCTACAACTGGTCTCGGTGCTATTGCGGTGGCAAATATTTCTTGCCTAGATAGAGAAAGGGTTAATGAGCTCGCAGATATTGTTGGACCAACACCTGTTGGCGAATACATTGATTGCCCATAGGAGAATAGAAAATGATATTCACAGAAAGAACACTGCCGTCTGTATTCAAACCAGCTATAGATGATTTTCAAAAAAGAACTCTAGGGTCTAGTTTATATAATAGTCCTACAGGATTTTACAATGCTAGAGAAAGGAATTTTGCAAAATATGTTGTGTTTGATTATCCATTTACTGTAGGTGGAAGATATACTTATAACATTAAAAATGTAGTGTACTATCAATCTAAACCAGCTATAAGTTCTAGAATAGTTGATGGCACTAGAAAGTATACTGCTGACTTATCGAAAAGAGTGTTGTGTGATGTTCCTATACTTTTTACTCACATACAATTAGATGACTACGTTTTATTTGACACTAAAGTATATGATACAAATAGAATTAGATTAGATGGTAGTGATTATGAAGGTATAGAATTATTTCCTTTTACTGGTGAAGATGGAAGACAATACTATCGTATGATGGCGAGGCAAGAACCATCTTTTACTTATGAAGGTAAGTCATATTATTCTCTTGCTGCAACAGATGTCAGACTAGGTATGGGGCAGAATGTCTATACCTTAAGAAAAGTTGGAGGGGGAATTCTTTACTATAATAATCCAGAGTTACGTGCTCTTCAAAAATTACCCTTATACCTCGATTTGCCAGTAGATTGGAGAAGAGATTATGATAGAGCACTGCGAGAAAATCTTGAGGAAGGATATAACGTTAAAGAGTTTGGTATTAAAGCTTTTCTTTTGGAATTTTCGCAGTATATTGAATGGAAAAATACTTTAAATTCTAGATTCAGAGATGTTAGTGCATTCACTAGCACCAGTGGAACAACGCAATCTTTTTATGGTATATCTAATGTGTGGGAATCTGATTATAATCCATATGATAATGTTATAAAGGGTATATGGACTAAAGCATTTGAAGTTATAAATGATAATGAAGTTGAATTTGGATCTGATCCAGAGTTACCTCAACAAATTGCAGTAACTTGAGGAGATAATAATGTCTAGAAATTTAGAAGCAGTAATTGGTGGTAATCAAAGATCTACTATTGTAAGAAATGAGACAGGTCTTTTCAATAGAAATGGAGCTGTTAATGCATTAACTAAAGATGCAAATATCTCTGGAAGACAATTAACTGATTTGGAAGGAGATAGAAACGAGGGAATATTCGGAGATGACGTTGCATATACTGAAGAAATTAATACTACTGCAACTACTGGCACTCCCACAAGAAATTTTCCTAGACTTCCATCAATCGGCAATCCAAATATTGCGTCACCATTTGATGATGTTGCACCTAGAACAACCACTGGAGAAAATGCTGACCCAGCTGGAGATAGTGGACAAGTTGATTCCATTCCAAAATCTCCATTCAAAGAGGGCACTGCTAGTGTAGTCCCCCCAGATTCTTCTGTGAGTGTAGTGAAAGGCACTATGACCTTTCATGGAGAAAATAAAGAAGGTGATAGCACATGGGGTGTAATGACTACACCTGGATCGCATTTTATCTTAGATGAAAAGGGAAATGCAAAGATAAAAGCAGCTCCTCCAGTTGATACTGACCTCACAATGGGCAATGTTGAGGTTGGATCTGAGCATGGAATGAGAATCAACGTTGGCACATCTTTAAAGATTGATGTCAACCAGTCTGGGAAGCATAAGGAAGAGACTAAGATGAGCTCTTCTGGGTCTCAGTCATCTTCTAAAATTTATTACCCAGCATTCAGTATTAATGTTACCAATGGTGGTTTAGATATTACGTGTGAAAATGGAAATATTTCTTTCTTAGGAAAGAATATTATCATGAATGCCACAGAAAATCTACACCTCAATGGCACTAGGTCTCTAGGATTGTTCTCATCATTTACTGGGTCTAAAGGTGGAGCATTTAATGCAGCAAAACAACTTGGTAGTTTGTTTGGATTTGAGTTACCTGTTGGTGGTGGTGGAGAAATCCTCATCAAAGGTGGCAAATTAAATATGGATGTCACTACGTTGAAAGATTCTGCATCTCAACGTCAGTCGAAAACTGGTGCCGCCAAAACTTCTGAAGTAGGGTCATCAAATGCTGTTGATGCAACAGATTCTGCAGCAGATATTAATCTCAGCACGTCTGGCAATGTAAGGATTTCTGCTGGTCAAAAAGTTAGAATCGAAGCACAGAATTGGCCAATCAATACATCAAATCCACTTACTATACCACCTGTTTGGCAAATACAGCAACTAGCAGCGTTTGAATTAGCAGCTAATGTCTTGGGTCCACCTACTCCTTTTGGTATACAATTATCAAGTTGGAATTCTTCTATTCGTGCTAATACAACTGGTCTAGGTGGTATTACGCTTGGCACTCAAGTGGGATCTATCAACATGTATACTGGTAAAGTGATTCCGTTTGATGTTGCTGAAGCAGTGCCTCAAAATATTTTGATGAGTAGTGCATTAGGGACCATAACGCAGAGAGCAACTGCTGGTATTATAACATCAACAGGAGCTTCTATCAAGTCATTTACTCCAGTAGGAGCACTTGATATTATCAATGGTTTCAAAACAAAGACTATTTCTGGAATTGAGTGGAAGGATATTAAAGGTGCTAAGTTTGATACCACTCTCGGATTCGATAAAACTTCTAAACTTGGTAGTGCATTTGAATTTGATGCAGGTGCTTTTGCAAAACTAGATGGGGCTGTTTGGGCAAAATTAGGATTCGGTCCAGCATCACAAAAAGCACCAGCGATTACTGTGAATACAGAAGGTGCTTATAACATTAATGCTGGCGGCACAGTTAGTATTAATGCAGGCGGAGCATTAAATGTTTCTGCTGCTGGAGCAATTGGGCTCTTGGCAGGTGGTGCCGCTGTTTTATCTGGTGCATTAAATACTACAGTTGTTAGTGCTGCATCAGTTTTATTAGTTGGTCCTATCATTAGGGCAAACGGAGAGGACTTGACACAGGATAACATAGGTTTGATTTAGAAAATCCAAAATTGACACTCAATTACCAAAATGCCCCAAAAAAAATCTCGGCAAAAAATTGGTAAAAAAAGTCGAGCCCCCCTTGACAGACCTCCAGGATACCGCTACAATAACGATGTGCTCGGTTGAAGGGGCCGAGTCCCTAAGAGCTCTCTAAGACCTCTTGACAACCCTTGACCACCGTGCTACAATACATACATACACAGAGGAGACACTCCAAATGCTCAATTATGGTGATGACGGTCGCATCCAAGAAGTTGAATCTGACGATGTGCAAGATACCATTGACACTATTCTGGATTATGTAGAATCTCGTTTTGAAATGATGGAAATGCAAGACCGTCAACAAGATATGATGGCACTTGCTCAAGAATTTTGGGAATGGGGTAGTGCAGACGATGGTGATGAGATTGGTTATCTTTTCCTACCACGATTAGCAGAAAAATGATTTCCAACGAAAGAGTGCTTGACAAAATCATCGTTGACCTGTATAATAAAAAGGTAATCATTCGTAGTGAAGAGGATTCAACGATTGTTTTCAAGTGCTCTACTATTAATGAGTTAGTCGAGTTTATCGAAAAGTGTAAGGGTTTGTTAAATACCGATAATATAATATATCGGTAATTTTTTGGGAGCGTGGTGGAATAGGTAGACACAACGGACTTATGTAAAATTGAGCCTCATTTGGGAAACCTTATGAGTGTAACTCCTCAAATTCGGGGAAACCTTTAAAATGGCAATCCCGAGCCAAGCAAGAGAAATCTTGAAGGTGTAACGACTAGACGGGGAGCACCTAAACTGAAAAGTATGGTGAAGGGATAGTCTAGACCACAAACTGAAAGGGTAGTGAAAACTATAGTGGTAAGAAAATTCGTCGGCTTTAAGCTATGCGAGTTCAAGTCTCGCCGCTCCTATTAGTAAACTTATATAAATAAATATAACTTTACCTTTACTGATATGGGAAAACCAAGAACTTATACAGATGAACAATTTGTTGAAGCTGTAAAAACTTCTTTGAGCTACAGACAAGTTTTATCTAAATTAGGATTAAAACAAGCTGGAGGTAATTACGCTGTTATGAAACAGCGTATACAATCTATGGGATTGGATGTATCTCATATGACTGGTCAAGCTCATCTAAAAGGGAAAACCCATAACTTTAATACAAAACCAATTGAATATTATTTGACTGAAAATTCATATCATCAGTCTTACAAGTTAAAAAATCGCCTCTTACAAGAAGGTATCAAAACTCATCAGTGTGAAGAATGTGGCATTACTCACTGGAATGGTAAAATCACTCCAATAGAGTTAGATCACATAAACGGTAATCGTTATGATAATCGTTTAGAAAATCTTCGGTTGATATGCCCGAATTGCCACGCTCAAACAGAGACATATCGTGGTAAAAACAAGTATTCCCGCTAAATACAATGTAGTGGGAATGTTATGAAATACACATTATCACAAGCATATTGTTTCTATATGGGGCAAGTTGTGAGGATGTATTTCATCCAAGGTCTTCCGTATACATTTGATGAATTACCTCAAATTATACAAGACCACCCAGCTGTGCAAACAGAAGCACTCTCTCGTCGTGATTATGATGATGAAGACTTGTTTAAAGTTTCTAATTATCTAATAATGGAAGAGATGCATCCACTAATGTTTGATGTAGACATAGAAAATCCAGAATTACTTCCACAAGATGAATAATGCCTGAGTAGCTCAGCTGGATAGAGCAACGGTTTTGTAAACCGTAGGTCGTCGGTTCAAGTCCGACCTTGGGCTTCCGTGTGAAGGAAGTAAGATAAACCTCAGGTAACCCCTGAGGTTTTTTTGTATAAATAACTCAGAAGAAATCCTATGTAATTAAGGGTACCTGAGGAACATGCCATTAACTAAATTAGAGAATTTAATTTCCAGCAAAACTGGAAGATATCTATATGTTTCACCTGACGATTTTAATGCTTCTGATGCCTTAGATAATAGAGGCAACTCCCCAACCCGCCCTTTTCTCACAATTCAGAGAGCATTCCTTGAGGTTGCTCGTTATTCGTATGTTCCTGGCGCTGAGAATGATCGTTTTGATCAATTCACTATCATGTTATCTCCTGGTAATCACTACATTGATAACCGTCCAGGTATCATGAATCCAGAGGAGATTGTTCCTTTTGCGTTCAATCAAGCTACTGGTGAGTGGGAAGATAACTCGATTGTAGACCTCAGCAATCCTGATAACATTCTCTACAAGTTTAATGGTCCTAATGGTGGTGCTACGATTCCTAGAGGCACCTCACTTGTTGGTATGGACCTTCGTAGAACTCGTCTACATCCTTTATATGTGCCAGACCCAGCAGATAAGGATATTGGTCGTACAACTCTTTTCAACGTAACTGGTGGTTGCTATTTCTGGCAGTTTACCATTCTTGATGGTGATGTAGAGCCTAATTCACCACTTTATGATGTTAATGATGGAATTGGTAAGGTATATTCGCAACCAAATTCCACAATCAAGCAAATTCCTTATTACTCACACCACAAAATTTGTAACTTTGAATTTGCTAGCAGAGATGATCTAGGTCTACTCTATAGAAAGATTGCTCGCGCATTCTCTCTATTCCAACCTACAATTGATGATCCAGGTGAATTCACTCAGAGACCACAGGAAAACAGAATTGTTGGTCCTCTTCAGGATGCTATTCGTATTGATTCTATTGAAGTTAACAACGTTCCTGGCACAACTGCACTTGACGTTACTGTTAGAACAAAAACAAATCATGGTTATTATGTAGGACAGGCAGTTGCTGTTGCAAATCTACGCTCTACGCTACCTGCTGGTGCAAGTGAGCCTATTCCTCTCGCAAATGACCCTCTGACAGGCGTATTTGCTGTTAGAGAAATCAGTGTAACTGACCCTAAAGAATTCAGTTATCGTGTAGAAGGCAAGAATGCAGCTGCTGTTGGTTTAGGTGATAGAATTGGGCAACCAATTACGCCTCCTACGCTCGATACAAACGCCATCACGCAGGCAGAAGTCGATTCGGTAGAATCTGCCTCGCCATACGTTTTCAACGTCTCTATCCGCTCTACGTGGGGTATCTGCGGCATCCACGCTGATGGTAGCAAAGCCAGCGGTTTCAAGTCAATGGTTATCGCCCAGTATACGGGTGTTTCGCTACAGAGAGACGACCGTGCATTCATCCGTTACGATGAGTTTAGTAATACTTGGAATCAAGCACCTCTCACTGATGCCTTTGCTACAACTCCTTATCACACTAAAGGTGATGCATACTGGAAAGATGATTGGAGAAACTTCCACGTTAAAGCATCTAATGATGCATTTATCCAAAACGTTTCCATCTTCGCTGTTGGTTTTGCAGACCACTTCTTGATGGAGTCTGGTGGTGACATGTCTATCACCAACTCAAACTCTAACTTTGGTAACACTTCACTACATGCAATTGGTTATAAAGGATATTCTTTTGCTCAGGATCAGGGTGGATACATTTCACACATTGTCCCACCAAGAAAAGTAACTACTACAACAAAGAAATTCCAGTATTATACCTTCAACCAAATTAAGTCTAGAAATCCAAATGCTCTAAACTTTGATGGTCCTGGTGGTAATTCTTCAGTTACTACAAAACTATATTATGGACAAGATGAAGCATCTAATCCTCTACAAAAACCATCTACTACTGTAAATGGATATCGTTTAGGCGCTGCTGCTCACGAAAAGATTTATGTCAAGCTCGATCCAGCACAAGGATTTACTGGTTCTATTCGTAGTGCAGAAATTTCTCCTGCTGGTTATCAGAAGTGGGATGTTGCTCTATCAATTCTAAGTCCAGACGTAGTAACTGGTGTATCTAATAACGACCAGGATGCTGCCAATCTCATTGATTTAAATAGAGATTTTATCGCTGCAGAGACATATGGATATATCACTCGCAAGTATCCATATCTACTCACCAGACCTATCAGTATCAATAAGTGTAAGCGTGACGTAGGATATATTCTAGAAGCTGTTGCTAACGACCTTCGTGTTGGTGGCAACATTAATAGCGTCCAAGCAGCACAAGCATACTATGTTGGTAATGAGCTAGATTATATCAGCACTGAGAAAGAAGAAACTCTTGATGCATTCAATTATGCTAGAAACCTTGCAGTTGCTGCAATGCGTAATTGGAATTTCCGTATTGAAGGATGCTCTACGTTTGTTGGACAGTCAACAGTTTCTGTTCCTAATAACATCACTACCATTGGATTGGTAGAAGGAATGAAAGTGACCGCTACGGTTGCTTCTGGACAAACAAATCCAATTCCTGCAGGCACTTATGTTAGAGAAATTGTAAGCACTACTCAGTTTAAACTAGGTAATAGAAATGATACTGATGATGTGCAAGCACTCATTACTATCACTGCTAACTCTATTGGAGTTGGTGGAGTAATTCTCAACTTTGAGTTAGAGCAAGGTAAGTTTGCAACCTCTTCTGGTAGAGCATTCGATGCTGGCACCCTAATCAATCTCAATAAAGATTTTATTGCCGAAGAAGCACTTAACATCGCTAAAGCACAGTATCCAACAGTTACCGTTCCTAATGATGACAAGTGCAAGCGTGATATTGGTTATGTCCTAGATGGTGTAATTCAAGATCTCAGGACAACTGGAAATTCTGGTATTGTAACTGCTGCCGAAGCATATGTTGGCGCTCCATCACGTTATTTTGATGCTAAGAATCTCATTCTTTCTAACAGAAGAGAGATTGTAGACAAAGCAGCTGCCAAACTTGCCATCGAGTATCCTGACTTCTACTATGGTGGTCCTGGATTTACTGACGGCGGCGATACTCAGACTAACGTTTATTCACGTTACAAGGATTCATATCGTTTAATCCAGCAAAACAGAGCGGAAATCATCAACAATGCATACAATGCTCTTATTGCTAGTGGACTTCCAACACCAGCACCTGCTGATTTGGAGAATAAGTGTAAGAGAGATATTGGTTTCTTCATCGATGCCATTTCAACGGATTTAACAACTTTAGGCAATTCTTATTCTATTGACTTTATTCGTCAGTATTTCCTCGATGATAAAGTAAATGGAAAGATTCTAACCTTTACTCGTAGCAACGGCACAACACTTGCAAATAGACAGAATAGAGTTTATACTGGAGTTGCAACTACAACCAATGGAGTTGGAGTTGGTGCTACCTTCAATGTAACTAGAAGTGCAACTGGTGCTATTGCATCTGTTTCTATTGCTACTGGTGGTTATAAGTATGCTGCAGGAAACACAGTAACTATTCCTGGATCTTCGATTGGTGGTGTAAATCTAGTTGATGATGTTGTTGTCACCGTATCTACGGTAGAGCAGGCATGGATTCAAAATGGTCTACAGGGTGAGGAAGATAAGTCAATCTTTGCTTACACTGCAGCAATTGCCGAAATGAAGAAGGCAATTACTAACCAGTTAACTATTAAAGATCTTACCCTTACTGGAGATCCTGCACCTGGCACTGAGCAGTCTGGTCTTAGCGTATTTGGCACTCCTGGTGTAACTGCTAACAATGATGATAGTCAGTCATGCTCTAATGTCCAGGCGACGTTAGATACTCTTTCTAGCATTATTTTTGCTAGAATTCGTCAGGGTGACTTGGTAACTGGCACTTCACAAAACCCAGCACTGCCATCAATTAATTATGGCAGCGCACCAGAATTCCAAGCTAAGTGCAAGCGTGATATTGGATATATTGTAGATGCTATCGCTGAAGATATTGCTCTTGGTGGTAACTACAACATCATTACGGCAACTAAGTCATACTTTGATAGCACTGGAAACACTCTACTTAACAATGGTCTTGCTGGTGAAATTGCTCAATCTGTAACTGCATTCCAGGCTGCTAGAGACCTTTGCTTTAAGGCAGTAACAAATCAACTCAATGTAAGAGACTTTGATATTTCGGAAGGACCAGCTCAACTTGGTATTGTTGGACCAGATATTCCTAATGATAATCCAAATTCTTGCTTAGATGTAAGAAATACTATTGATAGTCTATTTGGTATTCTTCTCATCAAACTACAAAATGATGCATATCAATATCCTGCACTTAAGTATAATGCTGGCGCAGAATCATTGGTTGGTGAGCTTGATATGAGCGTTTACGCATACAAGAAGGCAAGAGACCTTGCTATTCTCGCAATGCGTAATTGGAGAACAGGTGACGGTCAAGACACAGACCCACTATACATCAAACTTCCTGCTACAACTCTTGATTATCAAATTGATTCTACAATTGATACTACAACTGCTGGAGTGCCACGTTGTGCAGATGTAGCTTATACTATCTCCACTGAATTTGATATTCTTCTTGGTGCTCTTCAGAATCTATCTCCACTTCCACCAAAAACTTTTGGCACGGATGAATATACTGAAAGAACAAAACCAGAAAGAGATAATAGTATCATTGTAGATGCTGCTGCTAATAAGTGTGCTGGCACTAAAGATGCTATCATCGAAAAGATGAGAGTTATCGAAAACATTATCAAGAATGGTGTTGATGCAGAGCCTCTCATCTCTCAACTTGTCAATACTTCATCTTTTGCACAAAGAGCAACACTCTTCAAAGTATCTGGTAGCAATCCACATAACCTAGAAACTGGCACCCCAGTAAGACTAGTTGCAGTTCCTAGAAAAGATCCTTCAACTGGACTACCAGTTAATGTTGATAAGCGTCTAGTAAGACTACCAAAAGGATTTGAAAGCAATAAAAACTACTATGTAATTGCTCCTGGTAAGATTACATCTCCATATGACTATTCTGCTGGTGGTGCTGTAGCGCAGTTTAATGACACCCAATCATTCATGCTTGCCACAAGCATTGAGAACGCTACTGCTGGTAATTACATCTACTCATCTGAGACAAATGGAATTGACCCAGATGTGCAGATTGAAGTCCATCAGTATCTAACCAATGTCCAATATGACCTACATCGTTATACTGCTAGACTAACTAGCTCTAGAGTATTTGAAACTTCAACTAATAATGTATTTGATACTGCTTACGCTGGTGTCCAGGTGCAACAAGTATTCTTCTATCCATTAGAAGAGAATCTAACAAATGGTGAAGTTGATGCTTCTGCTCTTGCCACACTACCATCTAAGACATCTGGTGGTAGACTAGAGACAAATAGAAATTATTATGTTGGTAGACCAGCAACATATACTAAGAATAATCAATTCTCGATTTACCTTACAGTATCTGATGCTATTAACAGACAGAATGCTGTCCAATTCAACTATCCAAGTGGGGAAGACTTCTTTGTATTTGCAAACAGAAAGAGAAGTCCTATTGGTTATGACCCAGTACAAGGTGGATGGTTTATTAGAACTCTTCTTCAGGGTAATGAAATCTATCAGAGATTAACTCTTAATGACCCATCAAGAGGATCTTCATATGTCAACAAGCCACCTAGAACTCCTGACTCATTCTTCTATAGAGCAGACGATACTAGGAAAAATGACGATAGAACATATAAATTCCGTTATGTAATTCCTAACTATCGTGATGACGTTAGAGATCCTATTAATGGATTTGCAATTAAGATTAGAACTGACGAAACTAGAAAACTACTACCACAGAGACTACTACTTAAGCCAGTTTCTGCTAATGACCAGAGAGATGCAACATTCTTCCAAAATGGTCCATCACCAAGAGAAAGAATTGGTGTAACTGGTGTATTGGGCACATACGACCCATATAATCCAGAAATTAGAAAGAGAATCGAAGGCACTAAGACTGAAAGTAATATTTCATTTACTATTCAGTCTGCTAAGATTGTTGAAGATGGATATATGGAAATGGTCGTATTCGATCATGGACTTGATGTTGAGTCGCTGAAAGCACAGAGATTTGTAACTGTAAAGGTTGCACAACCTCAAGGTGGAAACGGAAACTTTATTCCAGAAAAGAGAATTAGGTGGTATGGTGAGTATACTGGAACTGCGGTCGTGCATTCGTGGTATGGCACTGAGCCAGTAGAAGGTGGTACACAGACGTTTAACTATCTCATCCTCAAGGAAGTGCAGGGTGAATTAGATTTTGATGAAAGAACTCAGACCTTCTTCATTCAAGAAATTGACGGCGAAGCAGATGTAATTGCTGAGCTAATTTCCAGACCAAACTTTGGTAAAGAAGATAAGTCTAATTTCTTGTATGGTGTGGAAGCATCTAATGTTTACACTGTAACTCCTGGTGATATTATTACCGATGATGCTGCTAGACAGTATCGTGTTGTGAGCGTTGAAGATGTAGAAGACTTAGCACAAACATATTATATTTACAAAATTGAAACTATCCAAAGAAGAATTCCACGTCAACAAGATGGTATTTACTATCTAACTTGTATTCGTGGTGATATTTCTCCATATCCAACTGGATCTGGTATTGGCACAAACTTTAGAAACTTTAAGTTTAGTCAACCAGTTTCTAGACTATATCCACTATCATATAAGAATGACGCATTACTATTCCAGTATGATGGATCTGATTCTCAAGGTGGTAATCAGAATACAACAATTATTGACCCACCAGAATCAGTCTGCTCTGCGGATAACTATATTCATGGTTTAGTTTATATTAATGATGCTAAGAATAGCATTACAAAAGAAGCGGTATTAGATTTCGTCCAAGATCCTGGATCTGGTAGATATGAATTTGCTACAAATTCTACTAAGATTGAAGCTAGATCTGGTGCTGCATCTTCTGGTGCAGAAGAAAGATTAATTCCTATTGCGGGTGATTCTCCATTCCCACTAGAGCAGAGAATCTACGTCGAATTGCGTAGACCATCTATTGCCCGTGCTGGCAACCACACATTTGAATACCTAGGTTTCGGTCCTGGTAACTACTCAACTGGTTTTCCTGCTAGACAAACTGTTATTCTCACTGCTGTCCAAGATTTCTATGCACAGTCTAAGCGTCAAGATGCTGGTATTGTATTCTATACTGGTATCAACTCCAACGGTGAATTGTATATCGGTAATCGTAAGATCAATGCTATTACTGGCGAAGAAGAATTCCTTGATGCTATCATTACAGATGAAGAGACCGAAGAGGATGGAGATTTCGGAAGTTTAGTAACGGTATTTGAAGATCCCGTTACATTTGAGAATATTATTACTCTCAATGCTCCACCAAATCTAACTAACTTCTTCAACTCTCCAGTAACTGTTAACGTTGATCCAGAGTTTGAGGCAATCATGACGCCTCCATCTCTCACAATTGTTTCTAGACCTGGAGATAGACAAGGTGTATTCCCTGGTGATGATGACCCACAATTAGATACAACAAGAGCTGGCGATGTTGTAATTGATAAGAATAGAGTAAGAGCTGCGATATTCGACATGAATACACGCGGCAGTCAGCGTTATTCATTCCGCACATCTATTACAAATATTACTCCAAATCAGTTTACTGTGGGAGCGAAGGCACGATTTGATTCTTCGCAGACTATTGCATTTGGATCTTCAGTTCCTCTATCTGGAGATGTGATGCTCAAGGGAGCACAGATTAATTATACTGGTTCTCTTGGTTGGATTTACGCTAACTCTTACGTTGCATATAGATTAAGTGCTCCTGCTGGACAAGAATCATCTATTGACATCACAGGAGTCCAATTCTATCCTAATCTAAATGTTATTAAACTAATTTTCCAAATTGGTAAAGTTAACTTCAGCACATCAAATCCTGGTGCATCTCTAAACATTACTAGAGCAACTCAAATTAGAATTACTGGAGGTGTTGACAGACTACAATTTATCAATGGTGTACACACTGTTTATGATAATCCATCGGAAGGATATGAGTATGCTGAAGCAAATAGCTATGTTTATCTCTTAACTAGAAGAGCATCGGAAGCAACGTTAGTTGGCAATCCTCCATATATTTCTTCTACTAATCCTATCATTCAAGGCACACTTGAAATTGCTCGCGGTGAATCTCAGTGGAAAGAAGTTGGTGTGATTGGTGCAGAGGCACTTCGCACTGAAACTGAAACATATGGTGATTATAAGTTAGGTATTAATACTCTTGCTAGAGCACTTTCAACTGATTATGCAACTGGATTTATTGCTCCTACAAGAACCGAGCCAAGAGCAAACTTAGACGTTGTTGGTAACGCCTTTATTAGTGGTAGAAAGCAAACAAATTTCTCTAACCTCAACGGCGGCACTCCATTATCAACAAGACATGCATTCTTAGTTGGTGGTGATAGCGCAAATCCAGATACAACTGCTACATTTAGAATTGCTACAAATAACAATGGGCGAGTTGGTATTAATGTTGGTGACGGTAGCTTAGATAGAGCACTTGTAGTTGCTGGCACTGGTAGAATTACTGGAGATTTCAGATTTGAATCTGACATTGATGTAAATGGTGGAGATATTCGCACGACCTCTGGCATCTTTACGATTGCAAATCAGTCTGGCACAACTAACCTTACTCTTGCTGGATACGCGACTACTGTTAATGTAGGTAACCTTGTAACTACTCAGCAAACAGTAAATATAGGTACATCTGTAACTGGATCCACAACACTTAATATTCATAATAATGCATCAAATTCCATCGTAGATATTGGGACAGTTGGTAATGATGACACTGGTTTCTCTTCAAATATAACAGTAGGTGGCGCATTTGCAAATAGACAGTCTAGTTTCTTTAACATTAAAAATTATAGAACTATTGTTGACGGTGTATTAACCATTAATGGTGGAGAAATTAATACAACTTCACTTAATAACGAGTTTACTCTATTCCCATCTGGTATTACTAAACTTAATATTGGATTAAGTGTTGGAGAGTTTACATTAGGTGGTGTTGCTGGCACAACTACTATTAGAAATGGATTGAGAGTATTAGGATCATCTTTCTTTGAATCTGATATTACTCAAAATGGTGGACTTAAGAATACTAATTTGGGTATTGACAGAAATATCTTTGGCGCAGTTAGAATTGCGACGTTAGCAAGATCTGGAAATACAGCTACTGTAACTACCATTGGATCTCATAATCTTTCTGGTGATGTGCAAATTGTAAGCAGTGTAGATTCATTTAACACTGTAGGATTTGTAAATATTACTGTCATAAATTCCAATACATTTACCTACACCAACAATGGTCCTGATTATACACAACAATCAGCAACTGGAACGGTAATTCCAGATGGTGTCGGAATAGTACAATCAGTTGGAAATCTTGCTAATCTGAATATTGATTACTTCTCGGTAATTCCTAATTTTGATGGATTAGTGAATATTCAAACAGTAGTTGCCAACAAAATAATTGTAGATTCTCATTGGTTTAGTCAAAATGATGCTGTTGAATTTATTGATACTGGTAATTTAACTGGTCTTTCTTCTTTCACGACATATTTTATCGACCAAAGAGATAGCACTGGATTTACTTTAAAGGATTCATCCGATAATTCTATTGTAATCTCATTGCAGACTGGATCTAATGATGCTGGAACCGCTAGAGTTAGATTGTTTGCTACTGTTATTGATACTACAGGTGACGTTCCATGGGGATCTGATGCTTTCAAGAATAGAATTTTAGATGGAAAACAAACTTGGAATCTACCAATAAACAATCCAACTGGTATTGGTATAAATCAATTATATTTGATTGGTAAAGAAATAGTACAAACTGTCAATTTCCCAACATCATATGTTCCAAATAGTCCAATTCCTTATGTTGTAGAAGTTACTAGAGCAGAAAGAGGAACATCACAAACTTCTCATCCCGATGGAGAAAGAGTTTACAGATTGGTTGAGCAGCAAAATGCTTCATATATTACACCAAATCCGATTTCCGCAGTAGATGAATTTATTAATGTTGCAGAATTTTCTGCTAATATTAAATTAGGTGATTTGTTTAGATTGAATAAACTTAATCTAAACGAAGGTGGAGAATATGTTAGAATTGCAACAGTAAATCCAGCTGACGCTCAAGCTTTTACCATTAATAATGGTGATTTTGGCAATGAATCTATTTCAAAAGATCCATTGGAGGTATTTAAAACTATTAGCACCACTGGAAATACTCAAATTTCTGGTGATGTTGTGATTGGTTTCGATACTCAAAAACCATTCATAAATGCTGAAAACGACCAAAATCTTGCTGATTTTTATGTAAATCCATCCAGCACTTCTACTGGATCTACGATATCAACTAGTGGAGGTGGTAACCTAACAGTTCACAACTCTATTGAATTGAGTGGTAATACTGTCACGTCATTACCTGGAAAACAGTATTTTGTTATTACAAATGGCACTCTACCAAAATTCTATGTTGAGTCTGCTTCTGGTAATACCAGCATTTATAATGGTGGAAATCTAAAAATCTTTAAAGATTCTTTCTTCTCTTCGGGATCTTTTGATAAATCTAGAATAGACGCTGCAACAAATATTGCATTAGAAGTAATAGGATCTACTGGAAATACTAAGATCGCTGGTACGTTAAGAGTTGGTGATGATTTAGCAGTTGGAACTCTTCTCTCTCCTTCTGGCGCAGAGACACAATTGAATCCATTTACTCCTAGATTCTTTGTGGATGCTCAGACAGGAACTACTGTTGTAGGCAGAGAATTAACTTCTGCTAATACTGGAGCCACTTTAACACTTAATGGCACATATACGAGTAGCCCTTCGGTAGCTGTCAATACATTTAGTATTAATAATTTAGGAATTAATAACGAAAAACCATTTAGAATAAGGCAAGATGCTTCTATAGAGGCGTTTGGTCATGAAAACTTCTATAATGAAAATGGAGGAAGAAAAACTATTTTCGTTGCTACGCAAGGAAATACCGATGCTACTGCTTATCAGTTAAGACCAAATCTACAGTATTTGGTGAGACCATCATCCACGTTAATTCTTCGTCTTCCATCTGATGCTGTTACTGGTGATACGGTGAGAATTGTTGATGTTGGTGGGGCATTGAATTTCTCGATTAACCTAGTAGTTAGAGCTCCTCAAAATGTTAGATTGCAGAATGGATCTGTTGGTAGTAATATTGGTGGTGTTTCTAACTATGGCGGAGGAGAATTAGTTGTGAATACACCAAATGCTGCATTTGGTTTAATATATTCTGGAGATGTCGATGCTGATGGAAACGGAATACCATCAGAGCAACAAGGTTGGTATCTAATGGAGATATAAGAATGGCATTTGCAGATTCTATAAAATATAATACTGTTAGGTCATTAAAAGGTCTTCCTATCGGAGCAATTATTCCGTGGGCATCTGATCAAAGTAATATACCTAGAGGATGGGTGATATGTAACGGTAGGGTATTATCCAATACAACATATCCATTGTTATTCAATGTTATTGGGAATGCATATGGTGGTACTGAAGGATCGACCTTTAAACTTCCACCATTAACTAATAGTCCAAAAGGTATTGTTGATATTTTTAGAGGACATTACAATTATTTGAGAGACAAAGGACCAGCGTATGCCCCAGAAACTAATAGTATATCTAATGATAGATTTTGGCAAATTATAGGGCGAGGTAATAATGGCGATGAAGGTGGTTCTACCCAAGTAGATTGGCAATCAGAAATAGACGTATTTGGTGAATTTATAGGAAGTCCTAATTTTTTAGCTAGCTATGATGAAATCACAATATCAGATGGCAGCTTTAGCGATAGTACATCATATACCGAAACACGATTATATGATTATCACTTACAATCTCATAATCATGGTGTTGATAATGAAGAAGTTACTTCACTTTCTTTGAATAATAATAAAGCAGTGCAATGTTATAGTGGAGCTTGGGCTGATGCTGGTGGTAGTTTTTGTAGAGTAAACTGTAATAGAACATCTGTTAGGAGAGTTGCTGGATATTCTAGACAATCATCTGGAGCAATTATGACAGGGGATAATGATAGAGATTTTGATGATGCTTGGCGAAATTCAAGAAATTATAATAGTACATATACACGTCCAGGAGGAGGTGGTAGTGGTGGTCAAGCAGCAGTTGGCGAGACTTCTTCGTCTGGAACTGTTTATATCAACGGGGATGGATTTTGTGGTGGTAGTATGAGTTGTGGTAGTGATACATTATTTACTAGTTTGAGTAATGATCAAAAAAACATAGGAGATGTATCTCCTCATGAGCATGGAACTACTAATTATAACTTCACGGGAAGATATACAGTAATTAGTCCAGGAATACGTAATGATATTTCTCTAAATAATGTAAGATTAGATAATCAACCTGGAGAACAATTTTGTATTATACAAGCTAATACAGCTACCCCTTCTTTAGAGATGTTGTATATAATCAGAGCATATTAATATGGCTAACTACTCATTCGAGAAAGGAAAATATGGAGGACCATGTGGGGCAATTTTTCCTTTTTTTAGACAAATAGAAGGTAATTTGCCGACAGGAGGTGATTATAGCGATTATATTCCAGCAGGATTTTTGAAATGTAGGGGTCAAATATTGTCTGCAGATCAGTTTCCTCAGTTAGCAGAACTGTTGGGAGTTGGTAGTAATTGTATCTATAGAAAAGCAAATACTACACTTCAGGAGAGAAATGATGATGGGACTGGAGGAACTTTTCAACTACCTGATTTAGGAAGTAAATATATTACAACTTCATCTAATCCAGGATTGTATACCAATGATACTGCCACAGATACTATTGCCAATAGAGAAGTTCCTAGAGCTGGTATTTCGGTTACATTAACTAGTAACGGTGATTTTGTAGAATTTACGTATCAAAATAGTTTCAGATCTCCAGGTGTATCTAATGTTTCTTTGTCTGGTGGATGGAGACCAGTATCACCAGCCTCTAGAACTACCAGTACCTCTTTAGCAATTAGTAATTTCGTTGCTCACGGTCATAGAGGAACTTATAGTATTGGGGGTCAGATTAATACTAATTCTCAGGGTATGCAAGATGCTAGTTGGACAGGATTTAAATATATATTCATACCATTTCCCGTCCCGATTTGCACAAGAAGAGTTTCAAAAGTCTGTAATCCAGATGAAAATTTTGGCGTAACTTGGGTAGCACTAAACATAACAGATGCTGGATCTGAATCTTCACACAATCATCAATTACCTCCCCCATCAATATCTGTAAGTCCAAGAGTTGTTATACCACCAGTACTATTATCTGCTTCTAGTTTGATAACTACAGTTAATGTTAGAACTAGAGAAATATTCAAAATGGATGATATTGCTCCAAGATTTATATTATGCGAATACCTAATAAAATTTTAAAGTAAAATGGCTATAGTAATTAACTCTTTAACTCCAGAAAATCCATCTACTATTGCAGGCACTTCAATAGAATTTATTGTTGATGCTTATGATGACGGTGGTTTAATTTTAAGTTACCAATGGCAATTTTCTAATAATGGTGGTGTTACTTACACTGCAAATGGATTGACTGGAAATACTACCGCTGTTTATACTACTAGTAATCTAACATCTAATCAATCTGGATTATATTTTAGAGTTGCTATTAGCAACGGTATTACAACTGTTTATAGCAATGAATATCCAGGAATAGGAAATAGAATTGTTACTGTAATTAGTGCTCCACAGATAATTACTCAGGTTAATCCTAGTATCGACAATTACCCAGATACTGCCGTAGTAGAAGTTGCACAGTCTTTAACTTTTACTGCTTCTGCTACAGTACAGAATGTTGATGTATCTAACCCAAATAATCTGACTGGATTATCTTTTCAGTGGCAATACAGCAAGGATAACGGACTTAATTGGATTAGCACTTTTAATAATCAATTTTTGGATGAGGGTGCCCAAGCAGAAGGATTAAATCCTCAAATTACAATTCAAAATGTTGTATCTACTTTAACTACTAACCCTCTGGTATACTATAAATATTCTCAATTTACTTTAAGTGCAACTGCATTTGCTTATAATAATTTTCTCTGGAGAAGTGTGGTTTCTTATTCTGGTGCTAGCAATACTCCAGTAACACTACCTGATATTTTACTATTGGTCTCTCCAGAGATTACAATATATCGTCAACCTGGCACTGGAAATGATACGACTATTACTAATTGTTATAAAACGTCTATTTCTGGATCTGGTAATATTAAAGTAGAAGTTGGTGCTTTAACTACTGCTAACTCTTCTTTAAATTATAAATGGCAACTTAGTATTGATGATGGAGCAAGTTGGACTGACATAACAGATTTATTGAGCAACTATCTTTTTATTATCAAACCAGGAACTACAACAAATGCTCCAGTACTAGAATTAGAAAGGACAACATTTTTTAATACTCTTGGTTTTAGATGCGTTGTGACTGGAACTTCTGGAGAAGCAGAAATTACTTCTTCTCCTCATTATGTTTATATGACAGACATAGAAGAACCAGTAGAGGTATCAACTAATACTATTAATGTTATAGAAGATAAATATGGCGATATTCCTACAAGAAATACATTCTCATTTGATCCTATTATTACTGCTCAAATTGGAGAATTTAGTTTAGATTATAGTAGAAACACGGGATTAAATGGAGAAATAACAATTTCTTTAGAAAAACAAATATTTGGAAGTAACACATGGAGTGAAGTATCTGATTTTGATGAAATCAATACTACACTACCTACAACGTGGTTTACATACACTCGGTTTCCTTCTCAAGTACCAACAGATGTAGCTAATATTACTTATGTTACTCCACCAGTAAGAAAAAGTGTAGATGACAAGACAAAATACAGACTTAAAATATTGTCATCATCATTATTCACATTAAATAATAATATTAAAACATTAACGCCATATTATTCTCCAGAAATTACGCTGAATGTTTATCGCACAGTTTATATTATAAATCAACCAGCTCCAGCTACAGTTTTCCCCAATCAATCTGCATCATTTTCTGTTAATGCAATTGTTTCTAGTGGAGTAGATGATATTCAATATCAGTGGCAATATAGTGTAACTGGTACTCTCAATTCGTGGCAGAATATACCAAATTCTCCTCGATATAGTGGCATTAATACTAATTTATTGATTATAAATTCTGTTCCTAGAAATATAACTTATCCTTATTATAGATGTGTTTTGTCTCTCCCAGATGGATTGGCTACAGTTACATCCCAACCTACTATTTTGTCTACCACCAGAGATTTATTCACTGAAATAACAAGTATTAATGATGTATATGCAAATCAATATGATAATATTACTTATGAAGTAACAGCTTCTTCTTTATCACAAGGTCCAATTTCTTATCAATGGCAATTAAGTTATGATTATAATCCTGGTAATTTAAGTGGTAATTGGATAGACATTATAGGGGAAACAACAAACGAATTATCTTTATTGAGCGTACAACCTAGTGATCAAGCTTACTATAGATTAAAACTAACTAGTTTTGGTGGTGAGGTAGCATATACGAATGTTGCTAGAGTAATTGTTTATGCTCTTGCCATAACAGTCACTAGAGATATACCATCTTCTATAACTGTTTTAGAAGGCGTATCTAATGCATATACTTTTGAGTGTGAAGGTGTTGCTTCAAATGGGTCTTTTGTAAACTATCAGTGGCAAAAAGCATTATCATATACTGAAATTTCTGGCACTCAAATTCAAATAACTTCTGGTCAATCATATAGTATTTCTGGAACTTCTTATCCAGTATATGGAATTCTATACGTTCCTACTAGTTTACCTGCGACATCCATCGATGTAGTTGTTTGCTATCATGGTACTATTGAAGGTACTGCAACTACAATAATGCAGGCGGCGCAGACTTTTATGAATTATGCTCTTAGTGATTCTATATTGAATTTGAAGGATAAAATTATCTTTTCTGTTGCATATCCTCAGGATGCGATTCCTGCGGCAAATCAATTTGGTATAGGTGGATTGGAAGATCCTAATTTTATTTTTGAAAGTAATTTGCCATATGCTAGAGCTTCTCTATTGTGGGCTAAAAATTCTTTAAATGCTTTTATGGCATCTAATGGAATTGCGAAGACTATAGATAAAGTTTTTACTTTCGGGCATTCTCAGGGAGGAGCTTTAGTACATAAGTTGAATACTTTGGAAACAGTAGATGGTGTAATATGCAATGCTCCTGGACCAATACGTTTAGATTTAACATGCTCAACTCAAGAATTAAGTGGTAATCTTGGGGACACTTGTAGAAAAATGCAAGATATATATGGATCTGCTAGAGGAGTAGGATCTTCTGAATATCTTTCTAGATCTGTAATTTCATATGATGAGAATCTTCTGTCTCCAATGTTGTATATTCAGGGGCAACAAGATACAACAGGAAATAATAATCAAATAGTATGGTTAGAGCAGTTGTTATATGCTATAGATTTAAATGATTCTATTAATGCAGATTACACATATTTACCTGTGAATGGACAACATGCTGCGTTTATTACTAGTTTAGAAGCACAAGTTGCAATTAGAAATTTTGTTAATTCTTCTGCATCAAGTCCAAATTTTCAAAATATAGGTGCTGGATTCAATAACTCTAGTGATACATCTAGAATATATGCTCCTCTCGCTTTTGATAGAATTTCTGATAATCTTTGTCGTATAAGATGTAAAATGACTGCATCTGGCATACCAAATGAATCTTACACTACTCAATGCACTGTTGGTGTCACGAGAAGATTCACATATTTTGCAGATAGACCAACTAAATTTGTCACTAATGGATCTACCTTGTTTATTAATTTGAATCCTACCTGGACAGGTGGCGAACCTTCATTCATGTGGCAATATAGTAGTAATGGCGGATCTACATGGATAGATATGAATGAAACAGATACTTCTTTAGTAATACCTAATATTGACAATTCTTATAATGGAAGAATTTATAGATGTAGAGTAACTTTGCCAGGTTGCAATGAATATTCATATACTAGAAATAATGTTAATTTCGTTGTTCCTGCTAGTGAAGTAGGTTTCACTTTGCCGATAACTATATCTGTGGTGGCATCTGGTAGTAGATCAAAATATTATTCTTTAGAGACACAAAAAACAGGAGCTGCAGTTGGTACAGTTATTGCAATTCCTAAACCATCTGGATTTATTAATAATCCATCTATTAATACAGATGATGTATCATTATGGGAAGTTTCTGTATCTGGAGATATTTCACCAACTGGTAATGTTAGCTCTTCTGTTTCTAGTGGATCAGTTTATAATGCCAACAAACCATCATGGACATCATCTTCCTATACTTCTCCCAAATGGTTACAGCAAAGAGATAGATTTCAGGGATATGTTGAAATGCGAGGACAATATTTGCGAGCGAGAGAATTTCCTGAGCTAGCGAGAATATTAGGGACTAGCTATGGTGGAAGTATATCTGGATCTTACCCAATTTATAATTCTAATGATACATTTAGAATGCCTAATATGTATGGAAAACGTTTACTTGGCACAGGAAACGTAAATAACAACAGTGGATCTATTTCTATAACACCATTATATAATCCAGATGGCACTTCGGGTGGAGATAAAAATGTTCCAGGCAGCATGGGTGGCGTTTACAACTATGTTAAGTCTGCTCAGCTCCCTCCAGGATCTCCAGGAGTTGGTGGTGAGCCAGATGGCACTGCAGATGGATCTATAAATGCTGCTACTTTTAGTTTGGGGACTTATAGGACCACTGGTTTTGAAGAAGTTAATTCTTTTGTCCAACCAGTATTAAGTAATACCCTCGCTACATATCGTTTACCAAGCCCATTTAATGCGTTTACTCAAACTCCTTTACATAATCACTCTGCGGTGAGTGTTGCATATGAAGAAAGAAGAGCTGTTAAAGTATCATGTAGAGGAAATAATACTGTATTGAATCCAAGCGGTCCATTTTTTGGTACTTCTGGTGGTCAAGGAGAAATACTAGAAGGTCCACATGGCACGGCAGGTGGATCTGATCATGGTCATACTGCGGAAAATCCTGGTGGAACATTTGATATTGTCAGGGATGGAGGTCAATTTATTAGTGATACTACGTTAAGAATGGCTGGACAATCCAGACAAATATTTGATAACAATCTGAGATTTACTCTTCGTAACAATGAAGAAATACCAATGAATGCTCCTTATTTCAGATTGAAGTATATAATGAAAGCATACTAAATACTGTTATTAATAGAAAACGAAAATGGCTTCTGATCGTATCCTCTCATTAAGGTTGCAGAGAAAAGAATACTATGATCAAAAAGTTGAAAGATATTTGTCTTTCAAAGGAAATCGCATAAACTTTGACGATCAAAACATAGATAATTTCTTATCTATTCTGCCAGAATTTTGGAATACAACAAAAGATAAACTATTGTATTTCGTTTATTTTTCCGACCATTCTTTTTTGTGTCAAAGAAGTAAGGAAGTATTTAATTTTTCTACAAAAGAAACCGAAGAAAAATTATATAACTTTAATGCTGCCACCTCAGATCAAGTAAGAGAGTTTGTACAATACTTAGAAAATTACTTTATTCAACAGAAAACAAAAGAAGTAAATGATTTTTATGATAAAGTCATTGAAAATTTATCTGATGTATCTTATATTAAATATCAAATTTTAGATTTGAGAAAAAATATTTTATCTGAGACTGATTACATGTTTAATTCCGATTATTCTTTCAAAGAAGAATCTGACTCAATTGTGTGGAAAGAGTATAGACAGAAGTGGAGAGATATTACCGAACAAGAAGCTTGGATTAATAATGACTTTTTGAATATTAAAATACCTGTAAGTCCAAAACCAAAAGAGCAAATGCTTGAAATATTTGCAAATATTGGTAATATATTCTCTTCGTCTGATATCCCGCAAAGTATTATTGATACTATTTCTAATTTTGCCAGTAGCGAATATGGAAATGGTGGATTAGATTCTGTTATTGAAAATTTTGTGGCAATCACATTAAAAGTTGAAATTTTAAATTCTTTTAGCAAAATCAAAATGCCGATTGGGTATTCTGTTACTGATATCAATGAAGTGGAAAATTATATTCTTTCATCTCAGGACATGACAGCAGAAGAAATAACAAATATTAATACCAATGATTTATCTTTGTATCTTTCTAATATACAAGGTAAAATAGACGAAATTAATGAGAAGTTGCAAAATTATAACATAGGATTTACTTTATCTGATATTGTGCAAAAGTTTGCGGAAGATTTGAAAGAAAAAGCTTTACAAAAAGAAGCAGAACAACAAGCAATAGAATTATTAGAAAATATATCTTTGGAAGAATCTCTTAATGGAGGAAATTCCTAATGGAATACAACATAGACTATTTTTCTAATTCTGACATATTATTTCAAATTTCTAAATTGTCAGAAAAACCTCTTATGTATATAAGAGCTGATGGACCAAATCAGTGTCAAAGTCCTGAAATTTTAGATCAAGTTTGGGATTTTTATGATGATAAGTGTGATGCTAATATTATCGCAGGATTGAGACAGTTTGGTGAAATTTACTGCTATTTTTTGACGAAAGAGCAAGCTTGGAATGCTTTTAATGAGTGGTTCCCTCAAAAAACAGACTTAAGTGACGAAGAAAAAGACTTTTATTTTTATGTTAGATTAGTTTCTGTGAATGATGATATTGATATAGTAAATGGAGTATGAGAAAATATAAATTTAAATACTTGTCTAAAGAAGTTGGACAAATAAACAACATACTTTATAAACATGGGGTAACACTCTCGTTTGAAGAATTGAATTCGTATTATAAAGCGATAGAAGAAATAGCACCGATAATACACAAATCATACGAAAGATATCTTAAATTTATAGAATCCAAAGAGGGGGCTTGACACGCTCCCTTTTTTCCTATATAGTGCTAGGACAAGCAACAGACCGATGACCACGCCCAACTGGCAGCACCACTCTAAGAAGGATGCAAAGCGTCGCCTGAAACCACAGGCGCTGCGTCAAGCGAAGGCGCGTAAGCAGGCACTGAAGCGTAAACTGGAGGTCATCCAATGACTCACTACGACAAACTAATTGACTCTATTGTAGAGGAAATGTGGTATCTATGGAGTGAAAACACTACAGACTGGAATGAAGAATCTGCTAAGATAAAAGCGCACAAGATTCTTACAATGGTTGAAGAGTTTCAATCGAATCGCACTAAAGTAAACAATACAAAATGGAGAGCATCTGACTGATGGCACTATCACAACAAGTAGAAGAATCGCTCGATGAAGCACAAGCAGCATTGCGTAATGCACTTGCTTATGCTGCTCGCAACGAGCGCCCTATGGTAAATCAGGGCATTGCAGATTTGATGTGTAGTATTGACAAACTCAAATCTTTTGATAAACTCTTTGACACACTCGATGGAATGAAGGATGGGCCTTTTAAAAATCAATAAAGCAGCACTGTATGAGGTGCCTGTGAAGACAACCCCAGAGAATGTTAAAGAGGCAAACGAGGGGTTGTTTCATGCTAAAATGACTCTACCTGCTGCAGCAAAGCATTGTGGCATGACTAAAAAGGAGATGAAACTCACATTCTTTGAGTATCTCAAATATCATCCACCCACCTATGTAAGCGAATCCCAACAAACCATTGACTGACTACAGTAACGAGCGTCTCAACCAAATATATAGAGATACGTGGCCAAATCTCGGATGGGCAAAGATGGATAGAATCAGAGCAGGAGACACTGTAAAGTTTATCGGATGCTCACCAGAGCAGGTTGCATGGGGCAACAACGACAACCCTAATGGTATGCTATTCTTGGGTGACAAGTTTCATGTAGAGCATGTTTATGTGCATTCACAGCACACAAAGATTGAGCTACGTGGAGTGAAAGGTAAGTTTAACTCAGTATGTTTTGAGGTGATTTATGACACACGAAGAAATGCTTGAAGAAGCCGCACGGCGAGAGAAAGCATTAGAAGCATTAGACAAACTCTATGATGAGAATGATGAAGGTATGAAACAACTTGCCGAGCATGAAAGAATCAAAGTGATTCAAACCGCTTGTGGTGCCATCGGTAAGTATTCTGATGCACTCAAAGCACTTGCTGAAACTGAAAAGGTAGAGTTGAGAGCAGAGTTAGAAGCAAAGAAGAAAGAAAACTTTCAACTGGTTGCTGATGCTTGTATGAAAGAATACGAGGAGAAGTATCAGCGTGATGTATTCCCAGTAGATGAATACTGGGTGTATATGATTTCTGAATACTTTGGCACTGGTGAAGGTCAAACGGTGTGTATTATGATGACACAGGCAGCTCCTGGACATGCAGAAGATTTTGAAACCTCCACCAATAAGTATGTTGCTTGCACTACACAGCAATATCGTGCTGTGAGAGCATTCCATGAGCAGTTTGGCACTTGGTATCTTCATGGTCTCAGATTCCTCACTAAAGAAGATTTCTTTAGTGAATATTCATACTACATTCCTCCAGCGATGATGAAGCTCCTCAATAAGAGTTGTTTCAAAGATTTCTACACCCGCGTTCACTACAACTTTTCATAATGACTGACAAAACACTCTACAACCCTGATGAGTTTCTGCTTGATGGTATCAAGGAGTATCATTACGAGGTGATGGATGAAGGGCATCATGTGTGGATGGCATTCTATATGGAGAATGGTAGCACAGGGCACTTGAATATTTTTCTGAATGATGGTAGAATCCAAACGCGCTACGAAGAATGGCATGACGAGCAACCCACTGAAACTGAATGAAGAAGCACCAGCGTTTTCGTATACGCTGGAAGAGCTATTCAACGTGATTATGTGCATCATTGCACACCCACACAAAACACTCACAGAGCATGACAAAGCTCGTGCTATGGCGGTATTTCTGACCTTTGCAGATTACCTTGGCAACTACACTGAGAGTGATAACAATCACGGTCATGTCATCTACGAATCGGATTCTACCGATTTTGAGGGATATGTGCTACAATTGCTGGGTAAGAACAAACCGATGGATTTCTACCACCCTGATGTTAATGAGATTCTGAAATGACTGTAGAAAAAGTAAAGTTTGTAACTGTCACTCGTGTGATTGATGACCGCAAAGGTATTCATTACCTTGATGCTATTGATGAGAATGGAATGCACTGGTCTGCTGAAATGGATAACAAGCAAGAAAAATGGTTAGTTTATTCTAAACTGTGGACCAAAGACCCTCAACATCCTTACGACCTATGAAACTCCTAGATTACGTCTACTACAACGATTACGGGCACGAGTGGTATTTCCAAGTTCTCTCAAAGTATCCTAAGTTTGCACTGATTGATTGCACGATTCAGTGGGATGACTATCCTGCTACTGAATGGTTTCCAACTATTCTATTTGGTATCGGACCAAATGATTTGTTTGGATTCTCCATTCGTTTCAGACACTTTGAGATTCTTTGTAGTTTTTTACAGTTTAAACCACGTAACTTAGAATGGTATCGTAGAGGAGAATCAAAGTATGAATCCATTGATTGAAAAATACGAAGAAGTATATGGTAAGAAGCCTGTAGAAGGTGGTTTGATTGAACAGATTGCTGGTGCAGATGCTAGCCCTGATGTAATCAGTTTGGGTGGTGATACTGTCATTCCAACAGCACAGAAGATGCCTGGTGGTGGTATAAATCTGACTGGTGATTATATTGATAGCAGTGTGCTGAATCTCAATCCAGCATATATTACTAATGGTATCACCAGTATCAATGCAAATACATTTACATCAAATACTAAAAGCTTTTGTCTTCCTAATCAAACATCAGTAGAGCAGCAGTTTAATAAAGTATTGGATGATGTAGCACATAGTAGAGCAACTGTTGCTGGTATTTCTGCTGAAATAGATTCTTCATTCACTGGATTTGGTGGGCAGATTCGCTATACTGTTGAGATTATTGGCAGATACCCATGACACGACTGATTGCTAAAGACGACCCACAGTATTTCTCGCAGTCGTGCTACAAACCATATGACAGGCATAAGTATAAACTATTCTATGCTAGTGGCAAGGTAGAGACATACGAATGGTATGATGAAGTGATAGCTCGTTGGATGCAAACTCCAGCGGGTCATGTTACATATGTAGAAGTTATTGATAGAAAGAAAAAACGATAAGCAATGCTTATGCAAAACCCCTTGACAGCAGCGTTGAGGGGTGTTATATTGTATTCATCAACGAAAGGCAACTATGTCTAACAACACTTCTACTGCATCTTCTGGCATGGGATTCTCTGGTTGGTTGACTATTCTGTTTGTCGGTCTGAAACTGACTGGTCATATTACTTGGCCGTGGGTCTGGGTGTTGTCGCCGCTGTGGATTAGTGCTCTCATTTTTCTCTCCATTGTTGCTGTTATTCTGATTTTTGCTATCATTGGTGGTGCTTTCAAATGAAGCGAGTCACAGTCAAACCTAAATCTAGTAAAGCTAAGAATCGCCTTGCTAACATGATGGGTAACAATCCTATCTGTATTGTAGAGCAAGACAAAGGTGATGGTATGATGTTTCTCGCTAGTGAGAATCAGAAATACTTCTTCTGGGTCAATGTGAGTAATGATTGTCACTGGGAATGCGATTGGGAGGTGTTGTGAACTACCTTTGTTTTGTTGATGGTCTGCTAGAGTTTGCTAGCACTGACCCTTCTTCTTTCGCTCACTATCAGCTAGTGTATGCAGAAGAACACCGTGATGCTAATGTTCAGTATCTTACGGTGACTGATGAAGAGTATGATGAAATGTTTCCTTACGAGGAAGATGAATGATTTACGTTATGAAACTCTGGTATCGTCATGTTACAGGATACTGGGAGAAGAAACTGCCACACATTCCTGGTGCTAATAGCAAACAATTTTGGAATACTATCAATGGATACCGACAATGAAACCTAAAACCCGTGTCATCTTAGAGATGGCGATTGAAGCAGGTGTGCGTCGTGGTTGGCATCAAGCACACAAACATGTAGAAAATCCTGATCCTAGTGCCATCATGGAGCGCATTGATGATGCTGTGATGGGTGAAATCTATGAATACTTTACTTTCGACGAAGAGGATCTATGAGCTTTAGCAAGACCATTTCAACTATTGCTGCCCTTGCAAGTATCTTTGGTGCCGCTGCTGCTGGATGGAAACTTGCTGAATCAAACTCACAACAACCTCCAACAGCATTAGACGAAAAGATTAATCAACTTGACCAGAAACTTGAAGAGTTAGCTAAACCTGCACCAGTTGTGGTGCCTGCTGCTCCTCAGGTATTGACACCAGCACCACAACCTGCTACACTACCTCCAGTAGCACCACCCCCACCAGTAACAACGGAGACACAACCATGAGCGGCGGACATTTTGGTGATTGTGGTTACGACTATTACAAGGTAGCACAGTTTGCTGATGAGTTAGAATTGGCGATTGAGAATAATGGTAAAGTGAATGAATATGGTGATAAGCATGATTATGATCCTGATGTGATTGATTACCTTGAAGCACAGATACCCAAAATGCGTAAGATGGCAGAGATTATGAGGCACATTGACTATCTGTATTCGGGTGACCATGGTGATGATAGTTTTTTATTGCGTGTGAAAGAAGTGGAGGCTAAGTATGACTAACACCGCATACCAAATCTGGGAAACATTCAAAGCAGAACTTACACAACCAGCAACAGATGATATGAAAGAAGCATTAGCATCTTCTATTCGTGTGATTTCTTCTCTCATTCATAGGGATGGAGTGCTTGCAAATGAACCTTGGCTTACTCATACTGCTCAAGAACTGGATGAAATTGCTGATGATGTGGAGGCACTCTAATGATTTTAGATGAAGAAGTCCTCAAACTTGTAAAAGAACACTTTGAAGAAGATTGGGATGAGAATGATGGTTGGGAGTATTCTGGAAACTTTGATGCCTTTGTGAAGTTTGCCCGAGCACTTTATGATGAGGGTTATACTAAAGGTTTCAAAGTAGGACACGATGCTGGTTGGGAACTAAATGAAGAAGTATCACGCAGAGGATTATGACTGAAAGAGCACAACAATTAAGAGAAGTAGCACGACAAGCACTTTATAGCACTCCAAACGACCAAGAGTGTGAGGTTCCCATTATGGTTGCTACTATCCGTGAGATTGTAAATGAGTTTCAATACTATCAGTGTTGTAAAGAAGAAGGTGTAGAAGATATGGTAGTTGATGCTCGTGTGCTTTATGAACTTGCTGATGAATTGGAGGCATTATGACTTCTGAAAAAACTCATAAAGTATGGGAAGCATTTTGGGAAAACACATATTACCCAGATGACCTTGATGGATGGAACCTTTCTAATGCTCTCCGTGAAGTCATCAACCAACTCCAACAAAGCCCTGGTGTGATTATGTGTGCTGATGTGTTAGAATTGTGTGAGGAACTGGATGCACTCTAATGATTTTAAATGAAGAAGTCCTCAAACTTGCTAACACCTATGGGTTTGATAGACACATAAGTAAAACAACACACGACATTTACTGGGAATGTGATGAAGAAGACCTCTTGAAGTTTGCCCAAAAAATCTATCAAATGGGTTATGATGATGGTTGCTACGAAACATCTTATTCCACTGGATACACTGGACTTTTTGGAGAACCACAATGAAACTCTTTATCTTCACTCTCATCATTCCACTTCTTATCGTTACTGGTTATTTCCTTTCTATGGAACTACTAAACACTTACAATACTCAAAAGGACAGAGAGATGTTCTTGAAATCTTATGAGATTGTGTTAGAATGTAGGAAATCTTATACCGTAGGTCATTCAGCAAATTCTATTTGTGGTGAAGTTCCTGTATTTGTGGATGCTGTAAAATGAAAGTTTATTCACTCTATCATAACGACACTTATGTTGCTTCTTTTCCAAATAAGGAAGATGCTATTTTCTATGGTAAGCAGTTCTATGAGGATGGATGGTCTTGTAATATTATTGAAGAGTATTTGAGTAAATCTCCATTACTTTATAGTGCTCCTTATATTCCACCTGCTTCAAGCACTACTCCTACCATTCATAATGTAGTAAGAACAGAACCTTATAAAGATGTGAGAGCATATTGGGAGGAAAGTATGACTGAACGAGCACAAAAGATTATGAGAGCATATGAAGCAGAGGATACTTACAACTTTCCGAAGGATGGAGTTGCTGCTGCTATTCGTGCTGTTGCTGAAGAAATCTATCACGAC